GCGCCCTCCCGCGCAAGCCTAAGCTGCGCAGGTCATCAATTGTGGCATAAGGCACCGCCATGGCTATCAGTTAGCGCGAGCAGCCAAGAACCAGAGGCTGTAGCCAACGGCTCCACGTGCATCAATACCCCAAATGAACTGGTTATCCCAGAACGTGTTATCGTCAGTTGGGGCAGTCTTGCTGTTAAGCTCAGGAGCACGGCGCAGCTGATAAATCAGCGGCTTGATGGGACGACGGGTGTCCATCAGATACCACTGACCGGGGTCCTGCAGCCGCTCCATGACCAGCACGGTGGCAGTGTTGCGCAGCACGTTGGTTTGCGGCGACGTTCCAGCATCGCTCGGGATGAGCTCTGCCTCGAGGATGGTGCGCGCAGTGCGCTCCAATGCGGGTGGCACCACCAGCAGGTTGGGACGGACGCCCAGCGGGCGGCCATCTTCGCCAATGAAGGTGGTCGACATAGCCGAGCGCACAGCCTCATAATTGGCAGCAGTCAGCGGTGTGGCCGGGAAGTCGTTGGCAACCGCAGCACCACCAGCAAGCAAACTGGGATGTGCGGCGTTGAAAAACGACACACCATCGAAACCGAGATTTGCGCCACCGCCTTCGAGTGCGGCAACGGCCAGGTCATCGGGCCACATGGCAGCTTGCTCACCCATCGACTCGAACAGCGGGCCATACACGCCCAGATTATCATCCTCGATGTCATCCCGATCCACACCGATGGTCAGCTCGAAATGACGGTTTGTTAGCTGGTAGTGGTAGCTGCTCAGGTTCTGAATGACGCGCGGACCCAACCACTCGCGAAGGGCGGGAATTTTGGCCATCCAGCCATAATCATTCTGGCGGGTGCTGCTGGGAACCATAGTGGCATAATTCTGCCAAGTGGTCTCAGCACGACCATAGGCCGCATGAAATTGCGTCGAAAAAGTGGTTTGCAGGGTTTGGATTGCTGCGGGAGTGATTAGCATTTTCTCTGTCCTTAGTTGCTAGCTGGGAATTGCGTCGCAACCCAAGCAATGTTGTGCACAGCGTCGTATTCGTACAGGACGCCAACGACCGACACGGCAGCATTGGTCGACACGGTTTGATCATCCTCGCCATAAACCACGGCACCAGTGTCTGCCAATGCGACAGGTGCGACGAGGTCATTCTCCCATGCAAAGATGCCCGACCTGACGTCGCAATTTGCATCGCCAGCAGCGCCAGTGCTGTTATCTACCTGCTCTTCAGCACGCCCAACCGGGGTGAGGCCAGCTGCGGCAGTCACAGGCTCCAAAAAGCCAGCGGCATTGAGCGCCACAAGCGCGCCCTGGTAAATCAAAACGCCTGCAGCAACCGGCCGGGTGTGGCGGAATGCAAACGGGGAGGCCTTTTCGGCGGTGTCTCGGTTGTCAGTAAGTGCGGCCATTTGTCATCCAGCCTTTTTGTTGCGGTTATTGGTTTCGCGTTTGCGCTCGGCGATGAACGCCTCTCGCGACACATTTGGCATGAGCGACAAGACGTGCTCGTCATCCTCGCTCAGCATGATTTCTTGTTGCACTGCATCGCTATTGACAACGTGGCCACCAGCAACCGGGGCACACTCGCCAAAAGACTTGACCTGCTCAATGCTCAGGGTGCGCAAAAAGCCATGGATGCTCGGTGGCGCCTTGCCATCCTCACTCAGCTTTGCGATCAATGCATCCCGCTCGGTTTCGGCTTTTTCGGCCTCGAGCGCCGCAACTCGCTGCGCAAGCTCAATGCTTTTTGCTGCGCCAGCTTTCAAATCATTAATGCATGCCAACACATCGGCCAGCGTTTTGGCGCCATCAACCGCACTCAATAGCTGGGTTGCTTGCTGCGCCACCTCTGCCTCACTCGTGAGGCCGAATAGCTTAATCAGTTCCATTTTTGCGGGTTCCTTTTGCGGCGCTGATGGCGCTTGTTTGTGGCTATTAGTATCACAGTTGATGGCATTTGCGACAAGCGGCAATTGCCCATGGGTGGCAGGCAGGTTAGTCAGAGCCACATTGACCAGCCTGGTAATCCGATGCCCCTCCATCATCTCATCGCCGGCCATAACAGCCACAGTTTCGCCCATATCAACGTCGAATGCTGGGCTGTAATGGCGAAATTCGCGGTCCTTTAGCATCTTTTGGGCTTTTGGCGTCCATTGGACATTGGTGGCCATCAGGCCATCATCTGTGACTGCTGGCACAAACCACCCCGCTGCGCTCGAGCTATCTGCAGACGGCTGACCACCGAGCATGCCGTGGTCATAATCAATGGGCAGCTGCTTGATGCCATGCCGCTCATAGGCAGCCATCACCATTGCCGCGGACACGTCATCAAAAACAAAGACGCCCTTTGTGGTGCTCATGGCCCCTTTTGGGAAAATGAGAAACGAGTCTGCGGGCTCTGCCACATCCTCCATCTCAGGCATCATGAGCTGCACGGTGGCTACATCTCTGGTGGTTTGCTTTTCAATCTCGCCGCAAATCCTGCCTGCGGTTTCTTCGTCGTAGCCCTTGCTTTGCTGGTCAATCATGCATGCCTCGAATGTCTCATATGGTCCCAGTGGCATCAGGTCCTGCCTTTTCAGCCTTGGCAATCAAGGCACTGTATGTCGTTGTATCATAGCCCTTTGGCTCAGGTCTCCAATTGGCAAAGCCTGCCGCTCTTGGGCTGTTGCCAAAGCTGCCTTGTGCATCGGGTATCTTTAGGTCAGCAGGCGCTATGCCTTTGCGCATTGCCTGCCTTGGCGTTAGCGATCGCACACCACTGCGGCAGTTGTAATGCAGCGGCGGCCAGTTTGTGTTCCACCAGTTGTCGTCGGCCGGCTTGACTATGCCATCGCGGTCCCTGCAATAGGGTGTGGTGCGGCTGTCCAGTACAGCGTCATACATGCGAAATGGCCTGAAGCGCTTGACTGCTGGCTGCTCCATCTGTCGCCATCTGCCTGCGTTGTATGCAGTCTGGATAGCTGTGCGCCAGATGACCTCAACACGGGCCGGGTTTGCTCCGCCCCATGCTCTGGCAAGTTTGCCTGCTGCTGCCTTGCGAAATTCGTTGTATCCCAGGCCCTGCTGCATGCCTTTTGTGATCTCGTCAAACACATCCTGCACAAGCCGCAGCTGCGCAACGTTGCCAATCCAAAACGCCTGATTGCGAGCATTGGCCATGAGCTGGTCAACCTCATCATCGGTCATCACCAGCCGCGACAAGTGCCACGCAATGGCCTCATCAAAGGCGCGGACTAGCAGACCAACGGCTGGCCTAGCATCGTCCTGCAGCTTAACGGCTGCGCTCATAGCTCATCCAAGACAGCAAAACGTCCAGCAAGCTCGCTGAGAATCAACGCCCGCTCGAATAGCTCGACAAATCCACTGGCTGACATGTCTGCATATTCTGTTCGCAGGTTTTCGCGCAACTGCTCATAGCTGCCACTGCTGGCGACAATGGCCAGCACTTCTTGCAGCCCCACCTTGCCTTTGCTGCGCTTGATGCCCTCGTCAACCAGGTCATCGGCATACTGCTGGCCGGCCACAAATGCGCTGCTGGTGTCGCCACTGGCCAACTTTACATTTGTTTCCTGCTGCACAGGCTGAAAACCCATCGGCGGCGCATCATCGGACTTGCTAACGCCAAAGCGCTCTATTTCGTCGATGGTCAGGCCAACAGCCTGCAAGCCTGCCACAGCCCTGCCAAGGTGCTCGAGCGTCTCTGCCGTTAGCTTCAAGTCAACGGGTGGCGCAACGTCCCAGTGGGGCCATGGCACAAGCTCTTTGCCATTGTCGTAATTGTACGCGACCCACCAGCTCAGAACCTGGTTGCGCAGCTCGGTGGATAGCATCTGCGCATCGCCAGCCGTCCTTTCGCGCTTGACCTCGCCACCAGCCTGAGCAGCTGCAAGGCTGCCGCTGTCGATCTGGGTTGTGAGGTTGTTGCCCGTCAGCGCGATGGCTAGCGAGTCGTCAACGTGGCGAATCAAATCTTTGAAGCCATTGCTGTTTTGGTCTGTAGCCTCGAGCAATCGCAAGTCAAACTTCGCGCCATCCTCATCCACGTTGGTAGGCAGCTGGATTGTGGTCTCTGTAGACAGCACACGAATGTCTTCCTGGAACTGGTCTTTGTCGAGTGCATCGCTGACTGCAGGCACATCGGCCAAGATGATTGGCATGCCGTGTCGCTCGCTATAGCGGGCCCAATCGCGCACAGCGAATTGCCGCACCAGCCAAGGGATGGCCAGGCATCGCACTAGGCCATTCATCCATGGCTCATCGCCTCGACCCAACACCAGCCATTTGCCGTCACAGCCATCCATTGGCACCTTGATTTGACCAGCTCGGGCTGTGATGTAGTAGCAGCGCTCGGTTCGGTCCGCCCAAACCCACTGCATGTTCCAGACTTTGAGCCTGGGTCGCCATTCGCCTGCGGTGCGCTCCCAGATAATCTCACCGATGGCAACACCCATCATCAGATACCAGCGCAACAGCTCGGACAGGCTGGCCTCGCTGAAGCTGTGCCACCACCACTGCTCGGCATCCTGAGCAATGTCGGCAGAGCGCTCGTTGTCATCCTCGCCAGGCAATAGCGAAAATTCAGAACGCATCAGCGCATTAATTCGAGTCGCAAGAACAGCAGACAATCGATCGTCTCTGCCCATTGCATCGATGAGCTTTGATGATTCGCTAAAGTCGCCCAGCTCGTGATTGTTCAGCGCAGAGCGAACAGCATTGACCGTCCAGCTGGGCTTGATGCCAGGTGTCCACGGCACATACACCCGCTGGTGATGTCTCTTAGGCGCTGGCATCTGTCATCTCTGCAGCTTTTTGGGCATGAGCCTTTGCCTGCCTTCGCAGCCGATACTCGCACTTGCGAGAGCACGTTTGCCTGCCTGGCCTGGCAAACTCATCATTGCAAACAATGCAGGCATCAGCATCGTCTGCTGTCTTGTTTGCATAGCGCTCTGCATAGCAGTCGACACAAATAACGGTGCCTTTCGGGTCAAGATATGCCGCGGAACTCCGACGCAAAGCAGCTCTGCAATCAACGACTGTGCACCTGCAAACACTGCCCACATGAACTTTAAACCACATCACATCCTCCTTTTGAGCCCTGGCACTCTGCGCCCATGCCTGGCAACCCTGCGCTGCTTGTATAGTACCCGATGAGCGCTAGCAAGCGCATCAACCTCGTCATCACGGGCGTCATTGACCCCTGTAAACCCCTCGATGACCTCGAGGAAGTCAAACAGCCATGGCACCGGGTTGGTGGCTGGATCTGGCACTAGCAGCTTGCCAGCATTCCACGCTGCGGCGCACTCTTGGGCCCGCACAAACTTGTCACTGGTCGCAGCCTTGAATTCAAAGCGCGGCACTCGGCGCTTGATGAATTGCGTGCTGCCTTTCTCGACGCCTGAGCCGATGAAAAGCATTCTGCCGGGCCGCTTGTTGGCTGCAGACACCAGCGACAGCGTAAACTCTGGCGCCTCAACTTGTTGGCTGACCACGTCGAGCACATAGTAGCAATCGCCAAACCTTCCCAGCGTAACGACCACACTGCGGTCTGCCACCGTTTTGCTCGTGTATGCCAGGTCGACCCCATGACCATATTGCAGTCTTGATGGCAGCTCGCTGTAGAAATGTGGTGCACCAAACACTGCGCCGCCTCGTTTGCGCGGTCTCCCCTGAAACAATGACGCAGCGCCATAGTCGCCAATGGCCGCCATGCGTTCTCGGATAACGTCTGCAGTCCATCCAATCTGCGGCGCCAATGCCTCGCCCTCTTGCCTGCCATCGTCATCGCCTGGCTCTGCTATTGCCCTGCGAGTGATGCCAGGCCATCCGCCCTTGATTGCTCGGCCTATCGCGTCGTCAGGATGCCAGCGAGTGTGCACTAGGTAGCAAGAGCCGTTTGGCGTCAATCGGGTCAGCACGTCATCGGTGATGCTGGACCATACCTTGTCGCGGAATGTTGGGCTCTCGGCTTCTGCTCGGTTTTTGATTGGATCGTCAATGTACGCTTTGAAAAAACCGCGGCCCGTCACCTCACCGCCAATGCCTCGAGCCACCAGGCCACCACCCTGCGCAGTCTCCCATTCATCCGCGCGATTGCTGTCGCCTGCTAGCTCCACGCCAGCTGCCTTTGCCAGCCTGCGAGCCCGCTTGCTTTGCTTGGCTGCAAACGTGGCTGTGTGGGTCATATAGAGCAGCTGCGACGTTGGGTCTTTGGCCAGCACCCTGGCGATGTCATGCAGCAGCAGCTCACTTTTGCCATGGCGCGGTGGCACCGTAAACCACACCCGACACGGGCCATGCTCTGCGCCATCCAGCGCCCAAGCCAGTTGCCACAGCCACGTTGGCGACATTAGCTCAGGCGACAGTTGAGGCATAAAATCAAGCAGGCTGTCATTGTTTGCCACATGCCTCGATAGCCAGCGTTTCGCGTACTCTGCCCAGCTCGGATACAAGTAGCCTGAGCTGCTCTGGCTCGAGAACCCGCTCGGCTGCCTGGATGAATTGGTCTTGCGCTTGTTGGACTGTCGCATTCAGCTCCACCCTTTGAACAACCTTGCCATCGACGCGATCGAGCACCTCGCGCAAGTGTTGGTATTTACCTTTTGCGGCTTCGCGCAGCAGCACTTTGACGACTATTTCGGCCAGCTTGCCATCGTTTGCATCAAGCGCCTGTCGGAGCCTTTTGGTTAAGCTAGAGCCCTTTGGCCGGCCACCAGGGTTGCCCGACTGGCCCGGCTTCCACATGGGTGCCAGGTTCGGATTTCTTGTTTCCGTGTTTTTTTCCCTGTTGCTGTCGGTGTTAGCCATCGGCCACCCGCTTGGCTTTCTTGCCCGTCAAATTCTCCCACCGCTCCACAATGACATCGCAATAGCTTGGCGAAAGCTCCATCCCATAGCACCGACGCCCGAGCTGTTCAGCGGCGATGAGCGTCGTGCCTGAGCCAAGGAAGGGGTCAAAGATTGCATCACCGGGGTCACTGTATGCTTTGATAAAAAAACTTGGGAGATCAACTGGAAACGTGGCCTCATGCTTAACCTTCCCGGTGTCTGTTTGCTTCGGGCTATTGAATGCGACGATCACGTTGGACGGCAATGCCAGCCCGCTGCGCGTACTTTGACCGCTACTGAAAAATCCCGAATGCGTTTTGGGGTTGTCCGGATGATAGTCCAGCACATCCGCGCTAAAGTGGGTCACATTGTCGTGCCGCATACGAATATTGGAACACAT